ATTCGCTCTATATGAGCGGTGATTTTCTTACATTTGCGACATTCAAAGCGCACTGGATCCATAGATGGATTTCCTTAAATCTTTAATAGGCAACAAGTCCTGTTGATTGACCCAAAAGTTGTTGTCTAAGGGATTAAAGTATTTAGAGCGTTTAGCCCATTGAACCGGGAACCAGCCAGCAATGAGGTAGACAGGCGAGCGCCCAGTAACCAACACGGCTACATCTTGCTCGCGCTCACTTGCCCCGATGATGAGATGACCGTTGTCGTACTTTGTCCATTTAACTTCGACTTTAGAACCGATGTCAGCTTCATTTTTAAAAGTGTTGACCGTAGGCACAAAGTTGCGGATGTTGAAATACATCGCTACTGCTATCTCTGAACCTACGGCCTCAGCGTTTTGACTCACGTACTCATGGAAGTTGATCCGTTTGTCATGGCGCGAGTGATGGTCGGCCCGACCACCAATCTCAGTAACTCGCTTAAGTCCGATGGTGTGTGCTTGGGTCTCTTGCGAGTAATCCAGCACGATTTTGGCTATTTGCGACACTTCGAGCATTGCCACATAACCTTTTCGCCAAGCATCGTGACATCTCGACCGCCAGCTGATTCGCACATCGTTTGGCATACATCGCAGAAAACTAGGGGAGTGGTTGTCTTTGAACCGTCGTCATGGATGGTGGTAGCAAAACCATTAGCGATGAATGTAATTTCTCCCATTAGAGCCACACTGGTTTGCATTGGTCGGAGCGATTCGTAGATTTACACGTATAACCTGTGTATGGATTACCAGTCTTTTGGGATGTTCCGGACTTGAAGAGCATCTCACCGTGACGGCAGTGCGGTGGCTGTGGAGTAGGGGCTGGGTGTGCTGGCTCATCTAAAACCCTTTCGGCTACCAGTGTGAGTACGTTGCCTACGTGTTGCGTACCAGTCTCAGTCTCGGTTTGTTGTACCGTAAGAGTGGCCCAAAGATCATCGCTGGGAATGGCTGGCTTTGAATACTCAACCCGTTCCATGTCTTGTTTTGTTGCTCGGGTATCAGTTGGGATAAGAGCTGCGATAGCACGGCCATAAGCTGAGGTTTCGGTATCTTCAACAAACCACTTCTTCATATTGGCCGGGTATGTACCAACGTGGCCATAGGCATAACCTGTTGCTGACGGCACGTAATCTTCATACTCCCGGTAGATTTCAGCCTTAAAGAGAATCCAACCTTCGGCAAGGTTCATATCTTCAATCGTTGCAATCAGACGAGCAGCTGGAAACTCTGCTCTAAATCGCTTGATGCGAGCATTGACATCTTCGTAATTATCAAGAAAACTCATTGTGTCACCGATGCACTTCCACGGCGATAGCCGACTTGACGGCCTTGCTTGTAGCCATCTTTATGACCGATGGCATAACCAGCTAGTAGTGCTATCACTCCAAAAAATAAAACCCATGCAATTACTGGTATGTCAATCATTTTCTTCAGCCCCTAGATGTTAAGGTCATGCTTAAGGGTTGAAAGAAGAACTAAATAGTTTTGTAAAGCTAGGGATAGGGTTTTGAGCCTATTCTAGGTTTACATAATGTAACAAGTCGGTGTTATCAAAACGAGGCTATCCCCGTCTAGTAAATCGCCGATAAGTTACAAAAGGTCATTAAAAAAAATATGACCCTGAAAACTATTAAGTTATTCGTCAAATGCCCTTAGCCTGACGGTGTGTAGTACATTACAAGGGTATACCCCATACCCAACAAAGTGGTAGTAGCGACACGCCGAGGCTCTAATGAAAGGGTTAAGACATGTCTGCCCCACGCATGCAGCCTTCCGGGCGCATAGATGTTACGAGTCATAACAAGATGGAAGGTCGTCTTAGCTGTTATGGATTTGGCGAAGATGATAGAGCTATCAACCCCGGTGATCTTTTAATAGTCGGAGTGCAATGGCTACGAGAAAACAGCAAGTTAGTAGAGACTGAGTTCGTACTCTCATTACGAGGTAGAGACATGAATTATTTTGTCGAACACGCTAAACACGCCCTAGACCTATGGGCTGATAACAAGCATTGGTTAAACGCTTCCATGTCAACCCCGGGATTGGATACTCGGGCGATGAGTCAACAGCGCAGTGATTCTCAAGCAGCTGCAATTAAGAGTTTTTATGAGCGCTCTAAAAGTATTTGAAGGATACGGTCAACCTGTACCTCTATGCGATCCACACGACCGCGAAGGTTATGGCCACCGTTTCCGTCCGGTTTTAACTCATGTAGGTAATACTTAACAAGATGGCGAACAAGCCCAGCCGCAAAAGCGCACAGCGATGCTATCCCCAATAACATTGCTACATACGACTGGGCTTGAGTCATTTACTTTGAACCTAAGCCGTAATCTTTAGAGCTGCTATCTACGCCCTTGAGTACAGGTGCAATAAGAGCTGCTACAAATGAGTTAGCTAAAGTCTTTGGATCAGTAATGCCAGATAGATACAAGGCTCCGGCGCAAGAGATAGCGGCGCGAAGGTATGAAAGGCCAGCAGCTTTAAGTTTTGCGTTCATGGTGTCTCCTTAGTAGGTGCGGTAGGTGCGGTAGGTGCTTTGTAGACAGGTCGCCCATATCCGACTACAAATGTTTTTGCTCCGAGGTCACGAGTCTTGAGCATTACCTGACCACCATTAGCTTGAGAGCCGCTAGGTGAGGTGTTGCCTTCAACGGTGACGATGGATTTGTCTTGATTGACTCGTATAACCATGCCAATATGCTGAATAAGAGTTTTGCCATCGTTGACAAAATCAAAAAATACAAAATCTCCGATTGCAGGGCTGGTAAACCAGTGGTTTGTTGATTTGAAATGGTTGGCTCCATCGATTGTAGATACGCAGTCCGGCACACTAACCCCGGCTTCATGAGCGCACCACATCAAATACGATCCACACCACGGCAAAAAGTTGCGCTTAGTAAAAGCCCCGTATTTAGTCTCGTTATCTTTCGGGCCTTCAACCGTGCCGACCTCAGCTAAGGCAACCTCAATCATGCGAGCTAACGTGCCTTGAGCGTATTTACTCATTGCTCGTCACAATCGGTGTGGATTGTTTCGCTTGCTGCGCTTCATAAGTTGATTTGAGCATTGAGGTAAATTCCCCGTTGCCGTGGTCAATAATGGCGTGTTCTACTTCTACGCCGTCAATTCCTGTTAGTTTGATAAAAGATACGTTTTCCATAATCATCTCCTAAAGTTCCGCACTAAAACCAAGATAGCCTGCGGTGTTATTGTTGGCAATTAAATAATAAGGTCTATATTGTGTTAACCCAGTTATACCCGCTGCGTTAATTGTAGCAACTTGAGTACCTAGCTGAGTATTTAATAAAGTCAAACTTAAAGATGTTGAAATAATTGTAACGGTATCGTAAAGCGCAACATTTGCAAAATCAATTAATGTTGGGAGTGCTCTAAATTGAACAGGCAATCTAAAGTCTAAATATGCTTGGTTTGTTGCGTTTGCTATACCATAAGCAAAATGTGAATAACTATCTCCAGCAGTATTGCGAACATAGTAACGCTGGCAAGCGGCTAATTCTCCTTGAATTGTTCCGCCAGACCTAGCAAATGAAGTTGCAACAGAACCCAATTCCAATTGTACGCCTTCAATAGTGAATGAATCATCCGCCCCAGCAGTACCAGTAAATGACTGATAAAAATAAGTTGAAATCTGATTTGTGTTTGATGGCAAAGTTCCAGTAAAACTGAACCGCTGTAATGTAGTTGTAAGAGTTGCTGTTCCAGTAATAGAAAGCGCTCCTCCAGTCCAAAATCCTGGGTTTCCAGTTTGGTCGGTGCCTGTTCCGGTTATTAAATTAAATACTAATGCTCCAGAGGTTGCAGAATAATTTGCTCCCGCTTTGGCATAAAATGAAAATGTGACAGTTTTGCCAGCGTAAGGCTTACTGTTGATTGACTCAAAGTTTTGCAAAATAGTCAATTGGTCTGTAAAAGTATTACCAGCCGTTCTCTGAACCTTTAGCGCATAAGTTGTATTTGTGCCTGTTGTTTGTGTAAGCGTTGTTCCGCTGCTATTGGTATTTCTAAAAGTGAACCAGCGGTCTGCACAATAGTTAATTGAGGTTGTTGGTGTAAATGAAGTACCTCGTTGCCAAACATCGAAGCCACCGTTAATGATAGCGTTCTTACCTGCCGCCATTGAACCCTGATAGCGCAAGCCTGTTGAAGTGGAAGAATCTGCTACAAGTGTTGTGCCATCGGCTCCTACGGTTAAAGCTGCGGCAGTAGTTGTGCCAGTGCCCGCGACTAAATCACCTTTGGCTGTTGTGCCAAGTGCAAGGGTTACTGATCCCGAAGTTCCACCACCAGTTAAGCCTTTACCAGCTAAAACGTCGGTGATGTCGCCGCCAGTAGATAACGTCA